CGCGAGTCCCCAGCCGTGATTACTGGTGGAAGGGGTGCCTGCTGGGGCGAAACCTTGCTTTAGCCACCAAACTTGACCGTTGTATTTGCGGGTCACTTGAGGTTTACGAAAGTTGGGTTTGGCTTCGTACCGTTCATTAAACAGGGCCACCTGTTGGGCTAGTGGGCGGTATGCGCCGACGTGCTTAAGTTCTATTCCGTCAAAGTACGCGGCGAGCTGTAACGCGTTCCATGCGGTGGCCGCAAGGCTGTGCAGTTTGCCGTTTGGTGCTTTAATGTCTCGAAGTAAGGCTGGTTTGATTTCGCCGTTTTTTTGACCTTCTAGGTCAGTCGGCATGATCAAAGGTAGTACCGGGTAGTCAGTCATCTTGTTTTTCTCCCTTGTCCTTGAGCCCATTGCTCGCGAGGATCCCTGATAACGCCCCTGTCAAAAACAACATCATGGGCGACAGTAGCGACCATGCACTTTCATCGTTGGGTGACACGTCTAATGGCTGTACAACAAACAGCAGGCCATAAAGCAGAGCTGCGGTTGAACCTAGAAAAGCAACGGCAAGAGCAATACCGACGATAAGAATTAGTCGTGCTTTGATTTCAGAGTTGGTGTATTTCTTCATTGTTCGCACCTTGTGGCTGTTGGTTTAGTTTCGCAGGTGTCTCGAGTGCGGTCGTTGCATCCTGTAACGACAAACATGAGGACGACGGCAAGAGCTGCGATCACTGCAAGAGTTTTCATGGCTCGGTCGGTTCTTCTGTCCAACCAGTAGCGAGTAACTCGGCGTATTCCTCGTCAGTCATTTCGCGTACTTCGTCGTCAATTTGTATGTTTGGTTTTGTCATGTCCTAGTTCCTGTATCCGTAAACTCTGATTGTTCCGCCAGTCATAGTTGATGAAGTGACGCCAATAGTGAACGCTGTGTAGCTAGTGGTGTTGTTCAAGAATCCTGAACCAACACCAGCAGAACCGCCAGTACTGGCGTCGGCATAGGTGCCAGTGATAAACGTGTTTTCAGTTTTAAACGGGTTGAGAATGTCGTACACGCCAGCCATGCTGGTTGTTGTGCCTGGTCCTAAACGGTTCCATGAAGCACCGTTGTTAGTCGTAACGGCGGTGACAGTTCCGGTTGCATAGTTAGCGACTGGTGCGGCGTAGTAATAACCCGTAACTGTAGCGCCCATTTGAATCGTTAGATAAGGGCCACCAGCTGCGATTGAGTCGGCTTGAATGATGACTCTGTAGTGGTCATAGTCAGTTGAAAAAGCGCCAGTTACAGCAACGGTAGCGACGCCTGTGCCAATCGTTTGTGTTTTGACAAGCCACAAACCAACAGCGTTCATTTCCGCAGCTGTTAAAACATCGCCAGAGTTAAAAGTGGGGTAAGTCATTTTTCTCCTTAGAAACCTAATCGACTCGTATTCAAAACACCGAAAACGGAACTGTTTAAGGTGAAAAACTGGTAGTTCTCAATATCAGAAAAATACACTGTAAAAATCGTTTTGTCAGGTGTCGCATTGACAGTAATACCCTCAAGAACAACTTGAACCAAAGTATCCGAAGCCGCACCCGGTACGCGATAGTAAAGATTCCAAACGCGATACGCGTAACCAGTGCTTGACATAAACGCATTAATGAAACGGTTCAAGGCCGTAAAGTTTTGCGGTATGTCCATAAACGAAACTGACCAGCGTTCACTATCAGGATCAGACTGAGAAAACGCAAGCCAATCAGCCAGACCGTCCGCTTGTGTCGTGTTGTAGTCCACCGTTGTGATGGTCTGTTCGGCTGTGCCGTATGCAGTCACGGACGTACTGTTGACGCCTGTCTGATTAGCTAAACCTTGCGGTGCAATCGTCACCGTATTCATAAAGTTCATACCTGCACGATTGTGCGAGAAATCCATGTAGACGATGCTGTTCGTGTCGGGCGTGTCTCTTGTAAAACTTTTGCCAGCGATACTGTTAGACACTGCGTTACGCGCAATCATGTACGCAGTACCGTCATAAAAACTAACAAGCCCTTTTTCGGTTGCAGTTATCAAATTGAAATAGTTCAACATTGAACCCGAATAGGTTGTGGCCGCTGCAGTTGATGAACCAGCATTACTTGCGCCAATATCGCCAATTTGAAACCCTAAGGTTTGCCACAAAGTCTGCAACTGTTGAATAGTCCCAGCCTGAGCAAGGCTGACATTTGAAACAACGTTGCGTCCGTTACGCGCAAGAACATCTACAAGGCTCACTGTGATAGTCGATAAACCTGTGTTGCCGGGGTGATCGTTGAACTGAACATTTTGAGTCCAAAACCGAAGAGAGCCAACACCACCATCGTCATATAAAGCCCACACAGAGTTAAATGTGAAGTATTGAGCAATATTTGCGTTGTTGTTTAGCGTGACCGTTAAGGTTCCGCCGCTGTAAGGGTCTAAATAGTTTTGGCGTCCTTGGGTATACGAAAACGACAAAACAGAACTGGTTACATCTACCGATGATGGGGCGTAACGAATGAGTGACCAGTCAATTTTTGTCATTACATCGCTCGAGTGTTCACAGGCACTGGACCCGACTGACGAACATACTGTTGCAAAGCTCTAACAATGCTGTTCGGGTCGCCGCCATTCACATTGACCGTAATGTTTGCTCCGCCACCAACACCGAAACTGCCGAGCTTTGACAACGGGATCACAGCTTCAGGTTCACGGCCTTCGCCGATCATGGCGATTGTTGGCGATGTTACGATGCCTCCCTCGGCTAGTCGAGGCAACTTGACAGTAGGAATAGAACCAAAGTTGACAAACGGACCAGCTGCGGCGTCAATACCGTCAAGGACTGTATTTAGTCCTTTGATCGCAAAGTTAAGGCCGCCTTCTAGCCCAGAGATGACAGCGTTAATGACGCCTTTGAACGCTCCGCCGATGCCATCAAAGATAGCCTTGCCAAGATCTGCTAATTCACCAAACCCTGTTTTAACTGCACCGAACACAAACTGGACGACTCCCCACCAAGCCATGAAACCAGCCTTTAGGCCATCAATGGCTTTACCGAAGATGTCAAACTTGACTTGTAGCGCGACGAGAGCTGCGATGATCGCAAGGATGACGACTGCACCAGTAGCGACCCACAGCGCCGAAAACGACGCTGTGAGTGCAGTGTTGAGTGCTGCGGTCAATGCTTGGATCGTGTTGTAAACGGCGAGAGCTGCGTTCGTCGCAATGATCGCTGTTGCGATTCCGCCAATAACCAGACCTAACGTCACGATCAACCCAGTGTTTTCTTGGGCCCATGTTGAGAACTTCAAAAGTGCTGGAAGCAGTTTTTCAACGAGTGGTGCGACAGCTGCGCCGATGGACTCTTTAAACTCGCCCATCTGAATCGACAAGTTCTTCATTTTGCCTGAAGTCGTATTTGCAGCGGTTGAGGCTTGATTCTTAAATGTTGCACCTAGACGACCAAATACTTCGTCGGCGTCAGCGCCCTCTTCAATGAGTGAGGCGAGTGCTGGGTCTAACTTTTTGAGGGCTGTGAAGTTGCCGTTGTAAGCCTTAGAGAGTGCGTCGGAGACAGCGCCTAGATCTTTCCCAGTGCCCGCGGATACATTGAGTGCGAGAGTCAGCAGATCTTGAGCTTGAGCAACATCGCCAGTGCCTCGCACCAGTTTGTCGAGTGCCGGGCGAAGTTCATCGTCCGCGACAGCTGCGGCCATTGAAGTCTTGGTGATGAACTTTTCAACTGACGCGATCTGGGCGTCTGATGCGTGAGTAACGTTCTGAAGTGTTAAACCAAGTTTTTCGGCTGCGGCTTCATCTTCGGCGAACGCTTTGACCGCATCAAAAGCGACAGCGCCAAGAGCTGCGATAGCGAGCCCTGCAGGGACCGCTGCTTTCTTAATTGCAAACGAGGCTTTTTGACCGTTGGTCTCAAGTTTCTTAAAGTCGGCAATCGCTTTATCAATGCCCTTGGGATTCCACTCAGAAATGATTGGGAGGTTGATAGCCATCAGTTGAACTCTCTTTGTGCATCAACCATGAACTGGTCAATGATCGGCTTCAAGGCCCGTTCAGTTTCGGCGACCATCTGATCTATGTCTTTCCACATATAGCGCGACGGTTCACCCTGAAGAGCTGACGCAAAATTAGGTCGGCGATACTTTGACTCTCGGCGCGACTTAGTGCCACCAGCACGCCCAGCCATGTCCGTAATCGCCACAGGAGCACCCTTTGTGACCACACGAACCACTGCAATCTGTTCAGCGCCAGCAGTGACAGAACCCTTGCGAGGCTTGCGAGTATTCAACGAGATCTGCACCTTTTTAACATTTCCCCACCCGGTGCGACCGTTGTGATTCATACCGCTCAACGGTGGTGTCGTTGGGACTCGACTGTTGATCAAATCCACCAGGGGCTGAGCTGCAACTTTTGTGTCTTTAAGCAGAGTGCGACGAATAGCAGGGTTGATTTTCTGCATCTTCTTCAATGCGTCTTGCAGACCATAAGTATCAAGTCTCAGATCTGCTGGCATCAGGTTTTCTTTCTCTGCTCGTTGATGATCTGCACACAAGTTGCTAGATCGTCTGTCTCGAATGTTATTTGTGGAGGCCAGAATCCTGTTTCAACTAGCAGAGCTGCTAGCTGACGTCGGTGGCCTCCTGCGTAGGGACTGCGGATTCAGTCTCCACAACTTCTAGATCTTCTAACTTTTTCACGAACTCATCAAATGAGACTGGGACCGGGTGACCTTGTTGTTTGCTGGCTTCGTAAGCCATGAACGCTAGGTCTTCCATCCCGATCCCACTGCTCAAATCTGATGCTCGTCGCTTGAATTTACGCTCCCACGAAATGATCACAAACAGATTCGTGATTACTCGGTAAGTCTCACCATCGGTGAGGCGGACGCTAAGTGTTAATTTCATGGTTCTCCTAGTCGGGATTGGATCAGTTTACGGATTACGGTGTCGTGATGTCGCGTGCGTAAGTGCCGCCCTTGAACACAGCCTCAACGACTGACAGTTCACCGACGGTTGCGTTAATCGGGGTGACGGTTTCAAGGTAGCAACCAGTGAGGGTGTATTCAGGATTCGAAGCGGACTCAGTTGTTCCAGATGGGCTGACAACGATCGTTGAAGAGACACCGAACAAAGTGTTCAAGTATGTTTCAACTTCGGTCGTTCCGTAACCCTGAAACAAGGTCAAGGTCAATTCATTGCTGAACAACCCAGCCGTGTAGGTGCGGGAAGTTTGACCGAAGCTCGTGTTTTCCAGCGCCTCTGCTGTAAGGGTCAGTACCGCTGCACTGCAATTAGAAGTGAGACTGATTGCTGACGGGCTGGTGACATTGACGGTTGGGTTTGATAGGTAAGTTGTGGGCATTGTTTGTCCTTTTATCTGCGGCTTGAGCCGATTCTAATTGTGAGGTCGTAAGCGGGTAGATCTTGCGATCCGATCTGAGCAAGCGAAGGCCGTCCAGATACAACTGCGAGAGATGAGTTCATCAGTTCATCAACGACTCCGAGTATGTACGTCGTAGAGTCGCTGTTGCCGGGTGGCGCGCCCAACACTCGGAGATCAATCGTGACGTCCGCTGTTTGGTTATTGAACGCAGTGAAAACAGGAAGCTCAATGAAAACAGTAAGAGGTCGAGCGTTGCGAGGATCAGTGACAGGCTTAAGCCCGAGAGCCGTGATCGTTGCTGAGACAGCATCAATCGCGTCCGTGAAGATGCCCGCCATTTCATGCACACTGCGATCGTTTAATGCCGAGCAACTGGTTGACTCGACCCAAGGTCATGAGCGGCGGTCCTGTCATGTCACCAAACGACGCATAACTGTCTCCAGTGGTCCCGCGTTCACGGTAAAGCCCTGCGGCGTAAAGCGTGGTTCCTAACAGCACTGAACTGTCAGGGACGGTCGTAAGACTGTCGTGGTAACCAGCCTGCACGCGACGCCTGAAACACCAAGCGTTTGCAGCTGCGACACAAGTAGTGAGAAACGCGGTGTCATTTGCCGTGGCCGACGCGATCCCAAGAAACTCTTGAACAGCTGCGACCGTGGTCCATGTGCACGTCAAAGTCCATTGCAAAGTTCCAAACGGATCAGCTGCAGATCGTTCTAGATCGTCGCCAACATCTTGAAACATCAACTGATTAACAATGATTTCGTTTTCGTTGTAAAGCAGGTCGCCTGCTTCGTTAACGCCAGCGAACAGGTAGATCGGTACAGCGATAACAATGTAGGTGCCGTTGAGACCGTGACCGAGTCCTGTCAGTGTGATTGTCTGGCCGACTGTTATGTCGGTTGTTTCGAGGGTCTGCACCACAGCAACATCGTCTAGACGCTGGTGGTGCGTCACGCTAAATGTGGCCATGGTGCAGTCTCTCTCTTAGTTTCGATTGATCAGGTAAACGAAGCGCGGACGAACTTGGTGCTATCAATCATCAAGGCGGCGAAGTAGCCACGGAACGCAATGGTGCGGCTCAAGGTGGACGGGTTGTCCAACGAGATTGCGCCCTTCTGCTGTTCAAACAGTTCGTACCCAGATGCGTCGCCAGCAATCAAAGTTGCAGCGGCAAAGTTGCGGTCAACTACAACGGATAACCCGAAAGCGTTTCCGTTGTACTGTCCGGGTGAAAGGTTGCCGTATGCGTTCATTGGGCCCACTTGCGGGAACAACGGACGGTCTGCGGTATCGGTAAGACCAAGGAGATTTCCCCAAATGTCAGGCGATACAAAGATGTGCGTTGGCAAGTTGCCGTTTGACGATGACAAGATTGTTGAAGCAGATCCTGCTACCCATTCTGACCATGACTGTGGATTAACAAGATCAGCAGCTACGAAGTTGCGCGTAACGCTTGCGCCTGCTCGAAGTGTGTCGGCTGCGTAGTTGTCCGTGGCGTTTGCGTAGATTCGGCCCATGTCGTCAAGCAAGATTGACAAGATCGCGGGATCGGTCC